AGCGAAGCATCGGTAAGTCCCAGACAATCACACAATCAGTTTAACACAAATTCTCTAAAATGTCAATGTCTATTAACAACGAAGAAGTCGTATTCTTTGCACTCTCACAATGTACAACTGGCGCTGAAATGCTTGAGTATATTGATAGTTTCATTGAGGAGAATACAGCAGACTGATTGTTAACAACTGTGACCCCCTTAGTTGACACTGAGGGGGTTTAATAGTATAATACAGTTATAACCGTATTGACAGTGTTTAGGGCGTTGTGTGTTAACGTGCCGTGCCGCGATGCCCCGTTTATAAAAAAGCAAACTACCCTAACCTACAACGAACCGAAATCGAGAGCTATATATAAATTTCTCAAAAAAATTCTAAGGGGTATAGAAGTTTTTTAAATAGGTTCAGAAGAAAAAAACGCCCAGTATTTTTTATGACTGAAGAGTATTTTTACCACATATATGCAAAGGATCAATGTTTATATAATTGTTTAAGGGAGAAAGAGTTTAAGAAGAAGTGGGAAGAATTACAAAGGATAGTAGGATTATTAAAGACAGATTATAAGGAAGAGGATTTAAATTATATAAAACTGTCAGCCAGTAGTGGAGGAAATGGGAGAACAGAACCCCCAGGCGATCCAAGTTATTGACAAATTCTAAATAACGCAGTATAATTGAATTGAAGGTTTTTAAGAAACTATGGCAAAAGGATTTACAGTTAAAGCAAATGCACCTGCAAAGAAAAAAGAAGAGTGGGACATTGCGGCAATTAAAGAAAGGATGAAAGGGAAGACGATAGTATTCTGCTTACCTGGCAGAGGGTGTTCGTATATCTTTCTAAAGAACTTTGTACAACTGTGCTTTGATATGGTACAGAACGGGATGAGTATACAGATCAGTCAAGATTACTCTAGTATGGTTAATTTTGCAAGATGTAAGTGTCTTGGTGCCAATGTTTTAAGGGGACCAGATCAGGTGCCATGGGACGGAAAGTTAGAGTATGATTATCAGTTATGGATCGACTCGGATATTGTCTTTGACACAAACAAGTTCTGGCAGTTGTGTGACATGGTAATTGCAGAGGACGGCACAGAGAAGGAGATTGTAGGTGGGTGGTATGCTACTGAGGATGGTCAAACAACATCTGTCGCGCACTGGTTAGAGGAAGATGATTTCCGTAGTAATGGTGGAGTAATGAACCATGAGACTGTTGAAAGTATCAGTAAGCGTAAGAAGCCATTCACTGTAGATTACACAGGATTTGGTTGGGTAATGATTAAGAAGGGAGTATTTGAGAAGTTACCGTATCCATGGTTTGCACCAAAAATGCAAGTATTTGAGTCAGGTGCAGTGCAGGATATGTGTGGTGAGGATGTCAGTTTTTGCTTGGATGCTATTGAAGAAGGGTATGAAATCTGGTGTGATCCTAGGATTCGTGTAGGGCATGAGAAAACGCGGATTATTTAAATGTTACCTATAGTATCAGAAGCAAAGACGAATGAGGATTTATGGATGTTATCATCTGAGATCCTCAGTGAACTATCCAGGAGGGATGGTGTAGAGTACATAGTTATCACAACAGAATCGGAGAATGATTAATGGCTTGGAATAGTAGTAATAATGATAATATGGATCCGAAGCCGAAGAAATCTCGGCAGGGGTTTGGGAAACATAGTAAGTACTCCGCGAGTTCTCGCAATGGAAAGAGGAAGAGTTATAGGGGACAAGGAAAATAATAATTACGGACCCTCTCGTAGGGTCTTTTTTTATGCCTAGATAGTAAAAAAAGAGGTAAAAATGGAAAATAATGATAAGAAAATGTTACGTGAGATCTCTAATGATCTATTAACACCCAAAAAGCATGATTTTAAGGTAGAAAATGACCTTTATGAGCGAAAAGAGGATGGATTAGAGTATGATGATTGGAGTTATAATGAAGAAGGAGTACCATTGGCAGAATTTTGAGTAAGAATTCTTAATAAATAACTAAAATTTGTAATTTTCTGTATTTTCAATGCCTATACAAAGGGTAAGTCAAGGATTTAAAGATATTAGCATGACATTTAAGGTAAATCCCTTAAATGATGACTTAATTGCATTAAAAAATGAGAGTGCAATTGCTCGTTCGGTAAGGAATATCGTAATGACAGTACCTGGGGAGAGATTTTTTCAACCTAATTTTGGTTCTGGTATTAATAGAGCACTTTTTGGTAATATGGATGACATTACTGCCTCTCTTATTGAGGATGAAATCCGTGAATCTATCAAAAACTATGAACCAAGAGTAAAAATACGTTCTTTAACAGTATCTCCCAACTTTGAGAACAATGCTTTTGATACTGTTATCATATATGATATTATTGGAGCAGATGTTCCAGCACAAGAATTACAATTCGCTTTGCAATCAGCTAGATAAAAATGCCACTAGTAAACTTCAGTAACCTGGATTTTGACCAGGTTAAGACAACACTTACAGATTATATACAATCAAACTCCAATTTCACGGATTATGATTTTCAAGGGTCAAACCTTTCGACTATAATCGATCTTTTGGCATATAATACCTACATTACGTCATACAATGCTAGTATGGTTGCTAGTGAGGTATTCATTGATAGTGCTACTTTAAGAGAAAATGTAGTATCACTAGCAAGAAACATAGGATATGTCCCTCGTTCAAAGAAAGCAGCAAGAGCAACTGTTAGTTTTTCAATAGATACGACTGGGATTACCCCAACACCATCAACATTAACCCTTGAAGCAGGTCCTGTCGTATCATCATCGAGTACATTTGGTTCTCAATCATACATTTTTTCAATTTTAGAAGATATTACAGTTCCAATTAATAATGGAATTGCAGAATTTAATAATATTTCAGTATATGAAGGTACAATATTAACAAAAAACTTTACATTTGACACAAGAAATGTAAATCAAAAGTTTATTTTACCAAATGCAGGTGTTGATAATGATTTAATTTCAGTAAAAGTGAGAGGTAGTCAACAAGCAACCGCATCTGTTACTTATAAACTACAAGATAGTCTTTTTGACATTGATTCAACTTCAAATGTTTATTATATTCAAGAAATAGAAGATGAAAGATATCAAATTTTCTTTGGTGATGGAGTATTTGGAAAAAAACTTGAAGAAAACAACTTTATCAATATAAAATATCTCGTTACGAATGGTGATAGTGCTAATGGAGTTAACTCTTTTGTCTTTAATGGAAATATTACTTATGTTAGAGATGGAGTAGGATATACTGTAACTTCTGGTATTTCTTTAATAACAACAGAATTAAATTCTTCTGGTGGAGAAAGTATTGAGTCTGTTGATTCTGTTAAGAAGTATGCGCCAAAAATATATGCTTCTCAGAACAGATGTTTAACTGCAAATGATTATGAGAGTTTAATTCCATCAAGAATTTATCCTGAAACTGAGTCAATTTCGGTATTTGGGGGAGAAGAAATGATTCCTCCTCAATATGGTAAGGTTTTTATTAGTATTAAACCAAAAACTGGAGATTTTATACCCAATCTTATCAAAGAAAATATTAAATTAAAGTTAAAGAAGTATGCTGTTGCCGGTATTATCCCCGAAATTCTTGATCTGAAGTATCTTTTCCTTGAAATTGACTCAAAAATTTATTATAACAGCAATTTGGCATCAAGTTCTGCACATGTTTCATCTCTTGTTCAGAATAATGCAAATAAATATGCAGAATCTAGCGAAATGAACAAATATGGGGCTAGATTTAAGTATAGTAAATTCCTGAAAGTTATTGATGATAGTGCAGATGCAGTAACTTCAAACATTACAACAGTTACTATGAGAAGAGATCTGAGAGTAGTGTTAAATAGTTGGGCAGAGTATTCTATTGGATTTGGCAATGCATTCCATATTAAATCTATGGATGGATACAACATCAAATCTTCTGCATTTAAAATAAGTGGAATTCAAGATGATGTTTATCTTTCTGACATTCCAAATACAAATAGAACCTCCGGATCTATTTTCTTATTTACTGTTCCTACTATAAATTCAACAACTCCATCAATTATTAGGAGAAATGTAGGAACTATTGATTATGTGAATGGGATTATAACTTTAAATCCTATTAATATACAATCTGGCATGATAAAAGATGGTCAAACAATTATTGAAATTGGGGTATCACCATCTTCAAATGATGTAGTTGGATTACAAGATTTGTATTTACAACTAGATATTGCTAAAAGTAATTTTGAAATGGTTATTGATGAAATTGCTTCCGGATTAGATCCTTCAGCATCTAATTATATCGTATCTTCAAGTTACCCCAATGGTACTTTAGTTCGTTCAGGTGGACGTACACAATAATCACAATCATCTCCTCTTAAGATAGTAAATTTATAAAAATGTCAGAGAAAAGAGTTCAATTTAGTAACATTGTCCAGAATCAACTTCCGGATTATGTAAAGGATGAATATCCTTTAATATCAGAATTTTTAAAGCAATATTATATTGGACAGGAATATGTAAGTGGTCCTATTGATTTAATTCAAAATATTGATCAATATATTAAGGTTGACGAATTTACTAATCTCAATGAGACATTGGAATTAGGTAGTGATATTACATCTTATGGTGATGTAATAACAATAAAAGACCCACAGGTCAATACAACTGATGGATTTCCTACTTCTTATGGATTAATAAAGATTGGTGATGAAATAATCACTTATACTGGAACTACTCCATCCTCATTTACTGGGTGTATTAGAGGATTTTCTGGTATTACTTCATATAAATCAGAATCTGACCCCGAATCTGTAGTTTTTGAATCTACAAATGCTGGAACTCACTCAGCAGGGGATACTATAACAAATTTAAGTTGTCTTTTTCTTAAAGAATTTTTATCAAAGACAAAATATCAGATTTTACCGGGATTAGAAGAAAGGCCAATATCTGAAAATGTAAATAAAAATGTTTTTATAAAGCAATCTAAGGATTTTTACTTAAGTAAAGGAACTGATAGGTCTTTTGAGATTTTATTTAAAGCATTATATGAAGAAAATGTAAAAATTGTAAGACCTGGGGAATATCTTTTTACTCCATCTAATGCAAATTATAAAATTGGGAATGATCTTGTAATTGAATCTATAGAGGGAGATCCAGAAGATCTTACAGATGCAACATTATATCAAGATGAATATGGGGATATTAGTAAAGGATATGCACCCATTACTAATATTGAAAAAGTTATTAATAATGGTGTTGGGCAAACTTATTATAAATTAAGTTTTGATGCTGGATATAATAGAGACCTTACAGTAGATGGATCACTGTATGGTAACTTTGTCGTTCATGCCAGAACAAAATTAATTGGGGAAATTGGTATTGGACAATCTACTCTTGATGTTGATTCCACTGTTGGTTTTGGTAATAGTGGAGAACTTAGAGTTACTTATAATGATGAATCAGTAGGCATAGTATCTTATACTTCAAAATCTTTAACTCAATTTTATGGATGTACAAATGTAAATGGAATAATTTTAGATAAGTCTAATATTGGTATTAATACATTTGCATGGGGACGTTCTTTTAAAGATCAAACTAAAAATATTAAGGTAAGGATTAGTTCTGTATTAAGTGGCATTGAATATTCAGATAATACAACTTATTATGGAAAAAATGATACTGCGGAAATTAAAACTTTAGGAATTGGTCTTACTAGTTTTAAAGGAGAAAATTGGGTTTATAATATTGCTCCCAGTTATATTATTGATAGTTTTGAATTAATTGATAGTTTGGATCACACATATAAGATAACATTAAATGTGGACCATGAATTCAAAAATGGAGATACCGCACAAATTACTGGTACTGATAATATAACTAAAGCGACTTCAATTATTGGCATAAACAATAAAAAATCTTTTAATATTAGAGGTCAAGGAGAGCTTACTACTGACAATAAGTATACTATTAAAAGAAATATTATAAGA